ACACCCACTAAATTATAGTAGCGTACATCAACAGTTCCGCCTGCTGTACCGGGGCCGACTGTTACTGTGCCATTACTTACTGTGTAAGCAAATGCTCCAGACATTTTAAAATATTTTAGGCTACCAGATAGCATTTGATCTGCTATAATACCGCCATTAACTCTTGGTGTTGCCATGTTGTGTTCTCCAAATAAAAACGTTTCTAGTATTTATCATTTGTTCAGTCAAAAAAAAGCACCCCGGAGGGTGCTCTTTAATTCGTAACTATTAAACTGGTACTGTTGCTGGTGGATTAGGAACAATATCACGAACTGTGAATTCACACACTTCTACTGTAATTGTACCATCTGGTTGTCCATCTGCTGCTTCTTCCATTGCTGTCTCTATCTCATCAATTAGATTTCCTGGAGCAGAAACAAGTGCTGCGCCGCTTGCATCACGGAATGCGCCAGATGAAGTGCCTAACATAACACTAATATAGTCGCTGCTTACATGTGATGGAGTTGGAGCAGTTCCTGCTAGGGTAACTGGGAGCAAACCCGTACCATCTACTAGTGTGCTATCAGCACCTCCGCCCAATTCAAATCCAATAATAGTGCCACGGGTTTGCATAACCTCTAATATTTTCCCGGTCCAGCCGGTGACTTCAAAGATAAATTTACCATTGCCTGATCCGGTTGTATCCTCTGGATACGGCTTATCTTTCTTACGGAAAGCAGTACCCGAACCACCGACTACACCAATTCTAATAAATTCTATATCACGTTCTACCCAAGTACCATCGACTACGCCACCGTTGTAGCGTACACCAAATTCATTTCCTTCGCCTAATGCCATTGTATTTCTCCTAAATATGTTAGCTATTTGCTTTATTAATAGTATTTATCAAATTGTGGTCAAAAAAAAGCAGCCCTGGGGCCGCTTTAATTATAATAGGGTTACTATTAAGGTGTAAAAGGTGGATCAGGCTGTACTGTAGTTTCTGCTAGAGGTGCTGCGCCAGTGAACCCAGTAAACACTTCGATAGTGTAAGTAGGAACGCCTAAGGAGTCAAGCAGTGCTTCGAGCTCTGTAATAACATCGGGCTGCACACCAGTCGGTGGTGCTGCTGGATCAGGTCCAACTAAAGTTCCGTTTAGAGGAACTGTAAGTTCTCCCCAAGAACCAGCGGCGTGGCCGCACATGAAATTTGCTATAGTATCTGACTCTATGCTGTAACCAATTACAGTGGCACGAGTCTGAATTACATTCATTACTCGCTCACTTGTACCAGAACCCAGATCATCTGCTTCTCGTACAGTAATTGGCATTGAGAATGGTACTCCGCCTGCTGCTGTAACTCGTAAAATTGAAGTATCGCGTTCGAACCACGATCCTTGTAAATTGTGTCCATTAACTTTTTGTGTCATTTTTCTAATCTCCTAAAATTTGTGTAACAAACATATATTGTTCGTTGTTACTTTTATTTATCACTTTGAGTCACTTTTATTTCCAAATCATACACAAAACCGTCATCTAATTCAACCTTAGCCACATATCCCTGGCCTGTTGCATTCAAAGTGTGGAAATCTACAAAATGTGGGTTCTTACGCATTGCACTGAAAAACTTAAAGGCACTCGTACCACTATCGGGTTCTTCGTTGTATATGCCGCGTTTTTTCGTATCGCCGAGTGTTGCTGGGGCCACTGCAATGCTTCCTGCACTAGTGCCGCCTGCACTTGCTGTTTCTTTTATATCAGTTAGTCGCATGTTTTCGTTTTCTCCAAATGTCTGATAATTCTTTCATCTCTGCTCTTAGTATATTTTCGTACAGGGTCAGCAATTGTTTTGCTGCTGCACTATTTGTTCGGGAGAAGGGTGCGTGTGTAGACTTTAATAAACGCAAGGATGACTGGGCGTCTTTTAAGTTTTGTATTCGGCCCTTTGCTACCTTCTCTAGTGTCTCCAGGTCCACACTGGCGTACATATCTTCCAATTCGGCACGGGCTACATCGCCATCGTAGCTAATACCCATGTCTCGTTTCATTTCACTAAGGCGCATTTAGCCTCCTACTAACTTACCATGCTTCAAGTAACTATCGGGCTTGTCCTTCATTGTTGCTTGGATGCCCTGTGCACCAACAGCATTGCCGCCTTCGTGCATTCCGTTTACTTCATCGGTAATCTGTTCGGCATCACTCTGATTTAACCACGTTGCCACCTGTTCTCCGTTGTCTGCAAATACTGCATATATGCCCATCTTATCGACGCGGCGAGATGTCCACGGTGCAGGATAGCTCTCGTTAGGGCCAAATGCCTTAGCTATTACCCTGTCTCCGACTCCGCGAAAGCCTTTTGCTTTATATTCTCTGTCTGTCTCTTCGCCTGCTTGGTGTTTTGCCTGGAGGGTCGGTGACGACACATTCTCCACTATAATATCATTTATTTTCATGTTTGTCCTCTATATACTGTTGTATCTCTTGGGGATAATTCCACTCTACCTTGCCAATGTCGTGGTGTGCCAAGAAATTACGGGCCATTTGTTTAAATATGTCTTCCTGGATCTCAACATCATAAATCTGTGTGATCATCTTAATAATAGACTCTGCACTATTCAGATCATCTGCTGTTCCTTGTCCTTTGAATAAGATTTCTGCAATCTCATCTGCATCCTGCACAGCATCTGATAAAATCTCTTCATCCTGTTTTTTAATACATGTATCTGTGCGTGTATTCCATCTGCTTGTCCTGAATACCCTTACCAGTCCGTCCCTTGGAGACCACTTGTATCGTTTTAGCTGTACCGGGCGTTCATAATCATCTAATATATTAGATGCTTGTCTATTGGTAAATCCTGCAAGTGTTGCAATGGCAATATTACGATGAGTTCCTTTTAGGGCAGACTCTTCTTCGGCAGGCGAATGAAAATACAACTTGTACCAGTCTTTGTTGCCGAACATGTAATCAACTTGCACCCATCCTGTGCGGGGTTGCCTTGCATCACTATGTTCTTCGTACTTCTGAATGGGAACCTTTGTTGTTATCAGTGCTCCAATCTTTCGTACACCGGTCTCACCAAATGCTGTTTTTAATTTATTTACAAACGCAACCATTTCCTCAGGAGAACGTGGCTCAACGACTAAATCTATGTCGCCACTGTATTCCTTCTTGCCAACAGATCCAAGGGCACGGCCGTGAATATCTGTCAACTGCGTTTTAAGCGCAATATAATCCAGTGTTGGGGAAATTTCATCTTTATGAATTGTTCCAACATCTGTAAATGCATTACCACCCATTACACTAACCTCATATAATATTTACTTTAAGATCCTTAATGATGCTTTTATAATTTCCAACTAACCGATCACCTTTGTCCCACATCGACATAATCTGATCCTTAGCAGATCGTGCATTCTTGTTACCAACGCCATCAACTTTAAGATCATGTATCAGTTTATTATATTGCTTAGATGATAGATCTAAATCCTCAATTGTTTCTTCTAATTCGTGTAGTCTCATAGTGTACTCAACTGTCTCCCGGCTAACAATTTCACAAGGTCGTCGTGATCCTCGGCTTTATTGGTGCCCTTCTTAAAATTTTCTAATTGATTAAATAGCATCGTAAATACCTGTAACGTTCTTGCATCAATCTCTTCATCGTACTTAAATGTACGAGTATGATTGCCAAGTTTAACATGTAATACCTTTGATCCTTTTTCATCGTTGTATTTGTCTAACTCTCCCATCAACTGTTCTTCTTTGGAATTTATGTATTCCATCCAGTACTGTTTCACTTCATGAAAATTTGATGTGTGATCTAGCTTTGCTAAAATATCCACAGGTGTATCACCGTGCTTCTTTAAATATCGTTTTGCTTGTGTGGTGCCGAGCTCTGGGTGTCCTATGGCACTTGCTAAACCATGTAACACTTTTCCTATAAACGATTCTATCTTGTGCACCGAAGTTGGCTTCTCTGATAAGTCTTTTCTTACTTGCCACATAAAATCCTTTGCAAGGGTAAACATATCTTTATCAATAATTTTAAACATCGAGCCAGTATCTTTGTGCTTAAATACAACACCCTCTATCCAGCCGCCATCTTCAATCTCTGGTCCAAACGCACTTTGTATCTGTCTCACAAGATGATTAAGCAGGGTCTCCTTTATCCCGGACACAAACCCTGGGCGACTCTCTGCGCCCCTTGCATATATGTGTGACTTAATCTCATCTCGCACAGCCTTAACCTTTTGTTTTATATGTTTCCAATCTTCAACATCAAGTTCTGGTGGGCGGCGGTTTAGTGGTATCGCTAGTGCTTCTGCATTAGAGAACTTCCATACACCAGATGGTTCAGCTAAGTATTTTTCCAACTGATCCAACTCGTCGTTTACTCTTTCAAGAATATCGCCGTCTATGATATCATTTGCATCATAGGTTGGAGTCTTAGCAAACGTCCATATGTGCTCTTCAGGTATAATTCTAACAGATTTACCGTCTAATGTATACGGTGCTTCTAAATTAATTGTAATGGTTTCACCATCCAGTGATTCTTTAAGCTGATCTAATTCAACTTCACCGGTTATTACTCTTAGAAAGATAATTTGATTTGTTTCGCCGGAGTATGGCACGGCGTTTGGTAATTTTCCAAACAACACTTCTGCCTCGACTTGGTCTCCCGTGCTAAGACCATATTTTTCCATAATTGGTAATACTGCCTCTAACGCAAGGTGGGCCGAACGCTGAAAGGTTGTAGAAAACTGTACGGCATATTCTTCAACATCATGCACACGCTCTCCGCCCTTTGTTTCTCGTGTTGTGTAGAAGCCATGGTTATCTATGCCAAACCTAATATTACTTCCGTCGACCTTTTCCGATATTTCATATTGGTCAAAATTACGAAGGGCATCAATAAAATCGTGGACAGCCAAATCTTCCACGTGGGTTATTCCCTCAGATATAACTTGTTCAAATCTCATAGCTTACGGCGCCTTCCTAATCGCGGAGATAATATGCTATTAAAGAATTCATACAAAGAATTCTTACTACGAAAATCAATACTATTTCTTACATCCATTCTCTGGCCAGTTGCTTTTGATAATTCATGTCCGGCAGCGGCAAGTGGTGGTTCCGGATTATCGCCCGGGTGTCCGAAACGTGTATCATCGATATCTGTGTCAACATCATCAACAGGAACTCCAGTGTTCTCTGGTGCCAACTTATCGACCATTATCTGAAATATATCTTTAATTTGTCTATTTGTCAATGTTTTTTCGAGAAGAACAGATTCAGTTAAGTTCTCATTCATCCACTGGAGGATCTCATCCTCATATCCGTTCTTAACAATCATGCCTGCTAACTTTGATACATTGCCCGATGGTTTTGCTGCTGGTTTTTCTTCAGGCTGGGGCATCTCTTCTGCGCTGGGTTCTTCTTTGCGACTGTTGTATGCATTTTTGGCGCGACCCATTAAATTCTTAGCAAGCCAGCGAGACGGTAGTTCGTTTAATTGTTGTTTATCCTGCGGCACGTTCTAACTCCGATTTCAGTTGTTGCTGTTGTTCGGGTGTCAGTTTATCCTTTATCATTGTTTTCAGTCTACCAACCTGTTCCCTGCTTTTGTCTGTTAGTGGACTAGTTGAGCGTGATACAATGCTGTTTATCTCTGACATTAATTCTTGGTCTATGGTAACATCGGTGGTGTTTCTTACGTACCCGAGTATGAAATCCAACACATGACGATCCTCTGGTGTGTTGCCATCATTAGATGGAGTTGCTAGTCCCTTCGTCTTGGCATAAGTCAACCAAGCATCTACCATGTCTAATATTGCATCATCTGCCATGTTTGCTCTCTTTTACTTTCCGTATGGATCGTTTAAATCGTTCGGGATCCTGACCCTTTATGCTACTCAGCAATCGTCGTTTTAGTTGTTCTGCATCTTCTTGACTATAGCACTCTTCTATTGTTTCCATTAAAAATATAACAGAGGAAATAACGTGATGCGCCCGCATCTCTATTAAATCTTCTTTATTCTTCTGGGGAACATAGTTGCTAATTTCGTGCAGAATACCGGTTGTTTTATTATCACTCAAGTCAGCGTCCTCGTTTCTATTATTTATCTTAATCCATGCTCTTTAAGAGAGACCGCAATGCCGTTGCCTTATTGGCTGTGTCCGACGGAGCGTTGTTAGTGGGTGGTGCTGATGTTACTACACTCTTCTTCTTTAAGTTATCCATAATGTTCTTAGTCTGGGCTTCAACTGCGCCATCTGCATCTTCGTCTAAATCGCTAATTCTTAGTGTCTTTGGACTAAATGCCAGATCTACCTTGGAACCCACACCTGCACTAGAACGTGTCTTCATAAACTGTATCTGGTATCTGCCTGCTTCTTTCATGGACATTGTTGTAAAAATACCAATAACATTATCTGCTGTGTTTACTTTGGATATACCCCCTGCAATGTGACTTGGGTCAAATTCAATCTCTTCGTATGATCCTCTGTTAAGCTGTGATGCCGATACCATTAGTGCATTAAGCTCAACTGCAACATTCCTCAGTTCCTCAGAGACATATTTGTCCTTAACAAACTGATCAGTTGGAGAAATACGTGTGTTCAGTGGCATCATTAAATCTAAGTAGTCAACTAATATACCATCTACCTTTATACCACTTTGTATTTCATATTCTCTTACATATGCTCTAATATCGTTTGCTGTGCAGCCACTTGGCATCTGCTTTAAGCGAAGATTTCCTTTGTGCTTCTTCTTGTACGATACCACCTTCATTGCTACATCTTCGATGTTGCGCATCACCGATGTTGTGTCATATCCCGTGACCATAGCGTCTATTCTCATGCCCGTTAACTTCTCACTGAGCTCTAGGGTTATGTACACTATGTTCAGTCCAGCAGTTGCCCAGTTTACGGCTAAATTCTGAAGGAATAAGCTCTTTCCTGCGCCACTCTGTCCAGCAAATATTGTTATCTCACCACGGTTGAAACCACCATACAATTTATGGTCAACATCACGCCAGCCAGTTGATATCATGCCACTGTTATCACGAATGGCCTCGAGTCTTGTCAGTGGATCATGGAAATAATCTGTTCCTAGATCCTTAACCAATCCGATCTGAACAGCTTCTTTAATCTTCTCTTCTACTTCACCGTAATTACCCTCTTCGAGTAAATCAGGAGAGCTAAGTATGGCTCGCTCAAGTGCACGGTGACGTGAGAATGTTTCAAATTCGTCAAGGAACCAGTTCTCGTGTTTTGCAACTTCCGCTGGCTCAATTAATTCTAACCGTTTCTTTGTCTCGATGTAAATTTGATCAAGTGTTGGTAACACAGAATACTTAGCGGTGTATTCATTTATGTATCTTACTACATTACTATTCTGTGCGTTGTGAAATAGCTGGTGATCTAATATCGATATGCACCTAACTAATAAATCTGTATCACTAACTAAAAACCTTATATAATATTCTTCTTTGTCATCGTCGTATGTTACTGTATCTGCCATCCGTGGTGTTTACTCCTTGTAATGTTTACTCATCTTCCATTTGAGTTCTATTGCTACTGGATTTTGTTCGTCTGATTCAATTATAGAATGCAAGGTTAACAATCGTCCGTATTTTTCTACTGCTTTGGCAGCGTCCTTTGTATCATCTCCCCATTTAGGAAAACATACGTGCCATCCTTCTTTCAGTGCTACATTAACTAACGGGGTTCCGTTTTTGTCTTTGTCAGGACAAACAATTACCGTCTTTCCTAGACTATTAATTATTTGTATCTGTTCTGCGTTTAGTGTGTTGCCACAAGTACTTATACCGTCTATGAAGTATGCATCAAATATTCCTTCATTTAGTATAACATATTTACGGTCGAAATCGTACTGAGCATCTAAGTTGTAAATATAGTCCGAAGGCATGTAATTTAAATACTTAGGAACTTCCTTAGAAGGCGGGTCACCATAATATCGACCAGTATATCCTACTATTTTATTCTTGTAATAAAACGGAAGAATTAATCGCTTATTAAATGTTCCTGCTTTCCCGGGTGTCCAGTACAAATTCTCAAAATCTGTAAATTTCCTTGCCGCTGCATACTCTACTACTTTAGCAAACTCTACATCGCTGCACTCATTGTCAATCCACTCGGTGATCGGTAATGCACCATCGGGCAATGCCATGGGTTTCCAACTTCGTGTGACAATTCCCCTTATTTTTATCTCAGGGGATGCTTCTACTTTGTTCTGAACCTTAAATAATTCAAAGTTTATCTTTTTGATATCGTGCTGAGTAACACCAATCTCTCTAAGGAACGATTCGAACTTTTTACTGAAGGTAGAACCCACAACAAACTTAGCATCAAATCCACAATTGAAACAATTAAGTGCAATGTTGCCTTCGGGTGTAAATAACACACCGAATCGTTTGCGGCGATCAGCAGATTCACCACGAGTATGACACATCATGCAATCGCGGCGCATCCAACCTTTTGGTGATTTTTTAAGAGGTCCTAAGTTCTGAAGGATCAGGTCTTTGACAATATCTTCTATCATAATTATACCTCAAGTATAACATAATAGACATTTACTGTCAAGATCGAACGAGTATCTTTTCTATCTTGCCTGGCTCGGTAACGAGGTGACTTGGAGTGTATCTAAACTTAATAAACATAATATTAGCAGCAAAGGTAAATGCTTCCGTGCCGTAGAAGTCCACAAACTCTAATACATCTGTTCCAGGGGCCACTTGTATGCGGAACCAACCATGGTCGTTCGGATATGGTTCGGGTGACACATCCAGGGTACCTAAAACTTCCAATGTTCCTGTGAACTTGTCGTCCTCTAATGCCATTACTGAAAAACTGTGAGTACTGTTTGTGTGATTCTGTACTCTGGCTCCGGGGATTGCCGAACTATATAACTGATCAATAACAGGACCATTGCCTTGCCATAGTAACTTAGTAAATGTCCAGTCGTCTGCTGTTATCTCATATGTAGGCTTCGGTACACGCTCTGCCTGTGGTGTAATTTCCAACGAAGCAACAATGTTACTTGCATAATCAGTAAAAAACGGAGTAGTCACGGACTCGCCGACTGTCTGGTTATGTATAAACGGACGTTGTCCTACTATAACCAAATCGTATAATCCGTGTGCAAGGTTAGTAATGTCGCCTTCGTTTAAATCCAACGACACCATGCCCTTCGCACCACTTGTAGTACATAGTTTTTCTAGGACAAGTTCACGGTTTTCTACATTAAAGATTCTTGCATACAAATTATAGGTGCACACATTAACGGGAGTACGGTCTGGATCAAATACACGAAATTTAATGGAGTTATCGACCCCTTTATGAATTAGTATGTTGCGTTTATTCATTGGCGAATTGTCCGTATCAAAACACGTTATCGTGTTGTCGTTAATCAGTAACCGTCTAACATCATCATATAGAAACAGTTCGTGTAATGAGTTATAAGTATGCATTATTTATCATTATTCCTGTTGATTTTTAAGTATTTATCAATTCTTTTCCATTCAATCATTTATATTATATAAATACATTATAATGGAATTAAATGACATACAAGAAAATTTTCCTTTTTTAAGTTGTGTTCGTTGTCAGGATAACGAATACATCGGAATCATTCAGAACCACGATGACAAGATCATGAGCTTTTATGATTTCGATGTAATTAACTCAAGTAAGGAAAAACAGCAATTCTTAAAGTATGGTGATACGTGGTGGTGGGAAAGTAACAGATTATTACCCATTAATGTATTTTTAACAGGAAAGATGAGACCATACCGGTATTGTCTAAAAACAGTTGCAATGAAAGATGTCACTGTTGAGTTTGGGCCTATTACAAGTTTGAATAACCTGATAAAGAAGCGCATTAAAAAACGACAAATACAACTTATTAAGAAAGTTACTTAGACGCTTGTTCAGTTAATAAGTTTAATTGTACCACAATTGCCATCGCATATGAAATTGCGTGACCACGTTTAAATACGTATGAGCCGTCTCCGGCTTTTAACCACACTTCTCTCTTTATTTTATCCCACGGTTCGTCCCATAGATACTTCTTCGATGGACGGATCAGGGCCAATACCATAGCTAATTCTTCAACTGACTTGGGTCGTAACTTATTCACCAAATTAAAGTACGAATTAATATGAAACAATTCCTCAACAATACCACGAGATTCCAATAACGTCCAATCGGGTTCTTTCATTAAATGTACAAGGTGTGCTTCATCTTGGACTTCTTCGTATAGGCTCACATTAAGCATGTCGACTTTGAAATATCCGATATCCTGTGCTGTCTTATAATCAATGTTGGCCTGGTTGGTAAATGGATCTTTGGGGATATCTTGAAAATACACGCCGGTGTTATGTTTCTCAGTTTTATGTATACGAGCTATTGTGCCGGCTGCATGTTGCAATCCGCTTAGAACAAGATCTCTGTCGGCGAAGTCGATGTCTACGTCAAAGTCAATTTTACTCATAATCCTGCTGCCTCTAATGCACCTGCTATAAACTCCTTATCTTCGGCATTTTTCATTATACGGGCTTTCCATACACCAGGATTAATTATTGTTTCTATCATTGCATATTGTTCGTCATTGAACTTATCCCACATCGTGTCTGCGCTTGCTGACAAATACAAGACCCATGGACTTACCTTCCCCGTCTTTATGAAATATGCTGCTTCCGATGGTGTTGCTAATCTAAAGAAATCACTATATGCACAATCATTGTCTGTGCCCCATTTATTTAAAAATATAATGGTGCGCTCCAGTGCTCTGTCGGGCGGCTCTCTACGCATATAATCTTCAAGGTATGTTTCATATACATAATCCTTCGACCAGTCATTTAACTTAACACCATTCTTTATCACAAAATCAACAAAGTCATTGCAATTAATCGGATCTAATTCTACTAGGTGTCTTCCGAATTTTACAAATGCAATGTAGTATTTGCTATCTATAAAATCATCAAATGTTTTTACTTTTTTAGAATTTGTAGTGAGTTCGTAAAAGCGTTGGAACACACGAAACCCCATCCTGGAACCAACAGAATCTTTATCTGTCACTCGCCTCTTTTTCGGACACATGTGACTAGACAAGGTAGATTCTTTTCTGAAATCTTTACTACAATATTTACAAACCGGCATGTTACGTCACTTAGTAATGTCTTTTATTTCTTTGTTGGTATATCCTGCATCTCTAAAAAGATCTTTAATTTCATCCTTTGTGTGAATTGACTCCAACAGCTCTAATTCATCATGCTTCATGGCCGGATACAATTTACTAAACTCTTCCTGTATTTTATTCTTGCCTTTTTTCTTGCCGGGCCTTATCCACGGATGAAACTGCTTGGAGCCTGCTCCTATTACAGCAAGTATTTTCCATTGCAACTCGGGATGATTATATAATGCACTAAAATCTACATTCACGAAACCATTGACCATCAACAAATAATGCTCTGCCATTCTGCCATTTGCAGAACTCGCATATCTCATTGCCAACCAAGGGCTAAACACCTTTTGTTGTTCTGCATCGAGGTTACTATAGAAGTTCAGGTCATTACAATCAATTGCTGCCAGCATTTCCTTTAAAGGAACCGTTGCTTTCTTCATCCTAGTAAATCTTCGAGGCCCAGGTTATCTGGAATTTTGTTTTTCTCTTTTACAAACAGTGCACATGGTGGTGATTCCGAATTATCTAAGGGAACAACTAACAATGTTCCGTGTCGTAGCTTGGGGAAAAACCACTTTACATCTGCATACACATTAACTATGTTAACTTCGTGTGGTTGTGGTACCATGTGGTTCAGAGGGTTATATACCATTGTACTAAATCCCCTATCATTTAAACTAGTAAGGGGCATTGTTTCCAACGCTGTATAATCTTCGTCACACACAACAATAGACCAGTCTAATGGCATTTGTACTGTATACTCTCCTAACTGAATTACTATCGCAGGAGCATAAAATGATTCTAAAAAGATTAAGGGTATAAAGAAATAATCCATGTATGTAGGATCGGTTGTATCGAACACACAGTATCGCACATCCTCTACTTCGTCTGGAATACGGTCAAGATTGTATGCCCGGTTTTCATTTGTCAAGATTAAGATGATGTATCTCCAATTATTATAATATTTCGTCAGTATAACACGTTTGTGACAACATGTCAAGTGATGGATTGTGTTCGTACCCGAAGAACCTGTTTTGAACATTATAATTAATGTGATCAAGTAATGTCTTTCCGGTTGTTATCTTAACAAAGGACTCTGCTTCACCATACACAAAATCCATAACAACTCTCACGTTAGTAGTGTGATACATATCGTTTGTATCATAGCAGTTAAGGTAAAAATCTACCCTGGGCAGTAGATACATCAGGAAAGCCTCAACATTACCGATATCATGTGGCATTACTGATGTTAACAGCACCTTAGGTGTCTCTATGTCTTCCTCTTTGTCTATTCTCATATATAATCCATTTTTGTAATGTTAAATTTATATCCAACTTCTCTATAAAATTTCTTGCGCTTAGTCAGGTGCCGTTTGGAATATTTGCAGGTGGATGTGATGTCAAACACATTTACAAAATCCTTATCCTCGGCAACCCTTAGTCCACGGCCAATCGACTGTATCACTCTCACAAAACTCTTGCCGGGTTCGAACAAGGCCAGGTTAAAAATTCGAGGAATATTAATTCCAGTTGATGCAACACCATATGTTGCAATAACTAATTTATTGTCCTCTGTCTGAATTGATTTATACTCGGTTTTACGTTCGGTTGCCTTTACTCTTCCTGAGATAAACGTGCCGCCTGTTATTGCAGCGAGCATTTCTCCTGTCTGCACACGATCAACGAGTATAAGTGTGTTACCATCGGCAACCATATCACCTAACAACGAAGCAATAAATTCCACGCGCTCTTTGTTTGTTGTAAGCCATTTTAATTCTGATTGATAACTGTCAAATCCCCCAGGATCCTTTAACTGATACACACTAACATGACAATTGGATAGGTGCCCGGCTTCTTGTAAATCTACAGCCCTAATCTCTCCTGTGGTAGGACCAATACATGCCGTTACACTTACTCGCTCGTGTTCTTCTTCCGGTAATGTTCCTGTCAGTCCCCATCGTAATGCACAACTAGCAAACGGACCTGACAATAGTTTACGAAGAACATCTGCTTTTGCTTTGTGTACTTCATCTACTATCACACAGACAACACCATCAAGAAATCTCTCAATGGTTCCGTCTTTCATCTTGTTCATAACCTCAAGACTTTGCCATGTACAAATGGTGTGCATCTTGCCTATCTCTTTTTTGTCACCATAATAAACACCTACATCTAAATTGAAGTTAATGTAGTCTTCTTCGGTCTGGGTAACAAGGTCTTTTGTCGGAACAATCACTATTGTACGACCGTATGGTTCAACACGGTGTGATAATATAGCTGTTACAATTGTCTTGCCGCCTGCGGTGGGACAAATACTAAGAGATTGTGGGTTGGAAAAATAACTATTGACAAGTTCTACCTGATAGTCTCGTAACTCGATTGATTCTCCGGCTTTGGTGTGGCCTTCGGGCCATTTCAGGTGCGAATAGCTATCTTTATTCACTTCTTCAAATTCATAGACGTGCTGTATTCGTTTGTCGTCTAACGAAATACTGTATCCAGCATCTGTGATAATAGGAAGGAGTTTATCAAGAAGATTGATATAGGTGCGACCACCTATATCACAGAAATTCATCATTCCGTTCCATCTTCCCAATTTAAATGCAGGAGTGTGTCTTGCATAAGGCAAGAAATATTCTAATTCCTTTACTAACTTTCTACGGATCATCGGATCTAGTCCATTTATCCGTACGTTCACTTCATCTTTTATGTCAATTACACACTCTTTCATTTGTAACCTTTATTATTATATTATATCAAGATAAATCTCCTCTATGTGACGAGAATTATCTTCGGTCATCGAGGTGCAATTATTCATCTGCAAACCTCCATTCTTCTGACAACTTTAATGCTGTTGCAAGCATATCGGACGTAACCAATCCACCGAAGGGCAACAATAACCGGGACATCGCTTTACCGTTGCCGTGATTTACGAGCATATTTACTGCAAAGACAATTTGTCCTCTGGCTCGACGATATGCACCATACGGTTCTTGTCCGTGACCACGGCGATTAGGTGTAAAGGATTTTGTAATGTCCCTACCCCTTAATAGTGCATATATTAAGTGGTGTTCACAGGTTAGATCACTTTTACGATGTATACCACCGTAGTAATCTTTGTGTTCTTTTTTCTTTTGTTTATCGTCTTTGTAAAAAGTTTTCCACGCTTGGCGGAAATGTAGATATTCTTCCTTTGATTCAAAAAAGGTATGTGGTGCTTGTTCAATTTTCATAGTGTTCTCCAAATATTTTTGATTGTATTAGTTAGATGTTACTTCAATACAATCTATTTGGTGAACCACGTATCTAGTTCCAAGACATTAGTCTTCTCCTTTTAATTTGTTTGGTGTCCCTGGCAGGACTTGAACCCGCGCTCCAAGGATTTAGAATCCCCGGCTCTACCAACTGAGCTACAGGGACGTTATCTCTTCTCTAATCTTCATTAATAACTGTCCTAAATGATTGGAACCCTTGCCTCTGCAAACGCCCCAATACGTATCGCCCCAATGATTGCCTTCGACAATATTAAAGCCCTTAGTTAATAATAACTTCTCTTTCAATAAAGGTCTACCGAATTTTATTCTAAGAATATCCTCCATTACACCCAATTTTACATCGTCCCAGTCTGGGCGCATCTTAATATGTCGACCACGTTGCTTGGCCTGTGCCGGACTACCTGCATATTTAACCGACATCCGGTCTTCGTTTATCGTCGATTTTGCTGCTTGATATGCATGTTCTGACGATGGATACAGAATTCCTTCATATGTTACCTTACAATAATAGAAATTCGATAGAAAGTGAAATTCATCTTCAAAATTATCAATTAAGTTGGGCATCATCTAACCCTGCACACCTCAACCTTGTTATATGGCCGGCCATATATGACTTTTGATCAAGACCTTTGCTAATACTCAAGAATTTATTCCTCACTAATGCAAATTCATTTACTAGCAAAGCCATGTTTATAACATCCGTTTCGCCATCTAAATATTTATCAGCATCTCTAGACGATAACACTTTGTTATAATGTTCTAAAAACCTTTTAAATTTAGCAGTCCTCACTTTTTTAAGTTCTATATTAAGGAACTCTAGTATAGCTTCTACTTCTTGCAATTGTGTAAATCTATACTCGACTATACCGGGCAACATTGCAATGTGTGTTTCTAAGCGTTCGCCTTTTAACGACAATTCCTTTCTTGCATCTTCATATTCGGTCTCGAAATGAATTATGCAATCGGGTATTTTTGTCATATCAGAGGCAACTGCTCTATACCAATCACTCATTAACTACTCGTCGTACTCCGTTGATGATACCCTCAACAAACAACAAGGCTCTGCGCTGGCGATGTGGCACTCTGTTCTTAACAAGCATCGATGCTGCTGGAACATCTAAATTATCAACTAACATCTCGTGTATGTGTTTAATATTTGCTGGCTCAGTTATCCACTTTACCGCCACAGGATCTGTTTTTATTATTTCCTTTAATTCTAAAACTAAAGCAAGCGTCTTTAATCGATCATGCTCGTGCACTGCATCTTCAAGTAGATCCATAAGTGTTTCAATACTGACTTTCATATTCGTCATCTTCTTCTTCCTCTTCGATATCCATTCCGTATCGACTCTTAATAGCTGCACCTAAGTGTGCATCGACAAGAGGGGCCATATCTTCGATCCCCTCGGCCATGTTAAATTCATCTAACACTGCTATTATGTGATCTGCTGCATCGAGACGATCTTTCTGGGCCACGAACGGTTTTATACCAGCCCATAGCTCCATTACCATTTCTAAATCTTGTTGCATTACGTTACCTCTTCGGTCTCTTCACTGTCGACTCTTACCTCGAAATCTTTATCAGTAAATTCTGACATCACAGTATCATAAAAATCACTTGTCATGTGTTTTCTAAACTGTGTAATTTCTTCGCCGGTACTTTTAGATATGTATTTATACCTATTACCAACCTTGGTAAATATTCCAGTTTTTGCAAAGAGATCAAATAGTCCCGAGTAAGGATCCATACCAGTATCATACGGAATAAACACATCTACTTGTTCGAATGGTTTTGCATAACGCGATTTTACAACCTTACACACTGCTTTAATTCCTAGTACATCTGTAACTTTGGCGCCTGATGCATCTTGTTTTAATTTCTTCTTACGCATAGCTATTACAATAGACGATGCATATATAAAACCTTCGCCACCTGATATTTTATCATCAGGACTAAACATGTCTTGAGATGCATATGTGTGGTTTGTAACAATTAATCCAATGTTAAATGGTGCAATCATGTTTACTGTGTTGCTTACTAATGCTTTTAATTGCTTCGCTTTAATACCCATGTCACCTTTCATATTACCTGCCTGGAACTGATCTGTGCTTGTTGGTGTTTGTAACATGCCTAATGAATCTACAACAAATAATACCTTAGGGCATTCTTCGTCTGGTAATCCATCGTATTCTGCTTTGTAGTCTTTTACAAATTCGAACATTGTTTTTGCAACATCATTTACCATCGATACACCGATACGTAATAATTTGTCTTCGCTTGTATCTACACCTAAGTCCTGTAACCAGCTTTCGTCCAGGGCATTTTCAGAATCCATAAGAATAACAAATATTCCTTGATCCTGGGCGTTTTTAACAAGATTTCCTGAACAGATATAGCTCTTGCCGGACCCGGATTCGCCAGCAAAGCAAGTAACCTTACTAAGTGGAACGCCATGATCAAATTGACCCGATATAAGATAATTAAGACAGTAGTTTCCTGTGCTAATCCAAGTGCGCGGATCGTTAAATCCTGTAGATATTCCTGTTATTGATTTTGTGATTCCTTTTCGGAACCGTGATATGTCATACGGTTTAGTCATAGAGATACTCCGTTATAAAGCGGAGGGGTTTTACCCCCTCCTTGTTATTTTTATTCTAGTTATTACGGTTACGAATCATTGCAAGAATGTCTTCTGCAGATTTAGTCGGCTCAGCATCGGATGTTGCTGACTCTGCTACTACAGGTTCTTTCTTCTCTGGAACGTCAAACGGAATGTCGTCTGTCTCAACTGCTGTTTCTGTTGTTACAGTTACAGCTGGTGTAGATGTAGGAGCAGGAGTAGTAGTGGATGCACTTTCTTCCCATTCCAGACCAAACGGCTTGTAATACTGTGCCCAACGCTTAGGTTCGTACAGTCCGCCTTCGACGGATGCCTCGAACATTTCAAAAATCGCATTAAGGTGCGCTGGAGTCGGCTTAGCAGGAAGGTAATCATTAAGATTTTTTGTTCCATGCGTCTCAATTGCATCTAATTGTTCTTGTGTTAATGCAGATTCTTTGCGGGCCCACTTAGATGTGGTGTAATCTGCCCAATCACCTTTTTGGGTTTTGGTGATAATAAAGTCCGTGCCGTTGATATAATCTGTTGGGATATTATCAAAATCAGGGTCTAACAAAGATGCTTTAATAAGTTTAAAAATCTGTGCACCAATTGTAAAGCGTCTGATAGGACTCTCTGGTTGTTCGTCTGCTGCCATTGGATCTTCTTGTACGAAACCTTGGAAGATATAGTTACGTTTCTTCCAATATTTACGTGCAAGCTCCTTAAGGCTGTCATCATTCCACCAAGGACGGGTTTCTGTGAGGATAGGGCAAGTCTCGCCATACATTTCCATGCATGGTACGTTAATTGCTACTTCTTTCTTTTCATCGTCGCCCTTTATTCCAGGGAAAGTCAAACGAATCATATTCTTCTCTACCCAAAAGAATGTGTTATCGGGGTCGGCGTCTGGGAGAAAACGTACACGGGCTGGCACATCATTAGGGATGTTCCAAAACGGATAGTTGTCACTTGGGCCTGAGTTAAAGTTGCCTGAACGGCGTGTGTCTTGATCTTGAAGTTTCTTTCTGAGTTCTGCTAATGTTGGCATTTTATTTAATTCCTTTTAAATTCCAAAACGCTGTTTTTTATTGTAGGTTTACTAATGATCGCGTTATTTCACGTTCTACCTTATGTGTTATGTGTTAGGTGTGGTAGTGTGATTTGTGTATGTTACACTACCTTTGCTTATTTGTCAAGCACTTTTCTTAGAAAGTGTTTGCTTATACAAATAAGTATGTATATTTATCATAAAACTGTTCGTACTGTTGTGATTCTTGAATCTCTGCCGGGGATTCTGTGATCACTTGTGGGCATAAATTTTCCAATACACTCGATACTACATTACGTTCAAATACCGATAGTTCTCCTCCTCTGGATAATTTTCTTCCTGCGCTGTTTACGTATGATGCTAATTCTGTATTTTCAAGTATGCGAGATGATATCTCAGATAAGTTGTGTCCGAATCTTGCTTGCTCATTTGCAAACTCTAGAATGGAATCAATTGAAAATGTACGTGGTGAAACATATACACTAGATCCAGATGATTCTTCGATCCTACGTAGGAACTGATCTTTTTCTTGCACTAGCCTATTAACAACAGGCAACACGCCATCGAACTTCTCATCGAACTTCTTAACAGTAAACATATCACGCAACGAATCGATATCTGATTCTTGTAAGGTAAATTCTTCTTGTTCCTCGATACGTGATTTAATTGACTCATATGTTTTTATTCCAGCAAGTCTATTCAGTTCGTGCTTGACACCGATAACATTGTCTCTAACCGTTTCTATGATATCGTTTGTATCTTCATTTACTAACCTGTTTGATTTAGCATATCGTAAAAATTCAGAAAGTTGTAACAATGACGATACACTTTCGATAATATATCCGCCGACTTTATCTTGCATATTGCCGCCCATGGACATATGGCGTGCCATGGCTCTTGCTCCACCTAGGTGATTGTGGGGGAACCTAAAACGTTCTCCGTTTTGCTCAAGAAACACAGAGTGGATATTACGGCTCCTGGAACCACGAACTTCTTCATCCACTGCTGTTTTATGTTTAACAAGGATCCTAACATTCTCTAATGTTTGGTGGCTTGTTTTCTTAGAGCCTGTAAGTTTAGATATTCCTTCCGCTACATTTTTCATTTTTTGTCCCTTGGCCTGGTTTGCCGCTTTTTTACCTTTTGATTTTTTTGGTTTATGTTGGTAATCAACATCTTGCAATGCCTTTTTAATCTTGTCGCCGATTTCGCCTTCTTCTACGCTACTCTCTGCCATTGCATTCCTTTTTATTTTTGCCTTAAACGAAAAATCACGTGGTTGTATACTCTTTCCGTAACTACGCACAGTGTAATTCATTAAAAATTCGTTTGCTAACTTCTTCATGTTTTGTTGAAGCTTCTTAGTAGCATCAAGTGGCTCATCGTTGCTCTTACTAAGTTGTACTTCGTTGCCATCTTCGTCGATGGTGACCATTAGTCCCGATTCAGATGAAAAGAATCGACGGGCATCTGCTGGATTTACTGTTTCTGTACCCTCGTCCGTGAAGAGTTTGATCTGGTGTCCGAATCCCTTCATAATTCCAAATATCTTTTCTGCTAACTGGTCTATATTAATCATATATGTATTTATCTCATTTTACACAAACACAACCGGAAGTGGCTGTTCATAATCATCTTCTATTTCACCGTCTATGACACTTGTATTCATTACATTCCAGGACGAATCGTCCCAAGATGATATAAATTCTGCCATCCTGCAGAACAACAAAGTAGAAGATACTAAATCGTCTGTCCAGCCCGGTCGTGCCTCGTATGTATTGCCCCTGGCAACAAATACTTTTAATTCACCGATTAGATTTTTGGAATTTAGTGTAACTTTATCTGATTCAATTAAGTTCTTCAGGCGGGAACACGCTTCCATTTTTGTTTTGTTGGTTGTCGTAAATCCTTTACGACGGTTTGCCTTGGATCTGTTATGTGGATCGTGCAACATTGATCCGGGTATGTTTTCTTCGCCGGTGTCTCGTATCACAACAAGGGCTGCTTCTCCAAGTGTGTTGTTCTCAACTGACCAATAGATCTCGGGCTCGCCTGCATTGTGTAACTCTTTACATATTTCACGCAGGATACGAATCTGTCCCTCAATTGGTGTTTTATTATGTTGCCATTCGGCCACCTGATTTAGGGTAGGCAACTCAAAGACCTGTATTGCTGCATGGTCTCCTCCTGTGCCCATCGACGGATCGAGACTAACAACATATGTACAATTAGAATCAATGGGTTCGTACCAGCGTACCTGACCTGATTTACGAATAGGATCTTTCCCGTTCATTCGTGCCATTTTCGCTGCATTAATTAATACTTCTTCAAATGTAATAAATTCACATTTGTGCTCACGGCAGAACCTGTCGTGCCCTAGGTCAGCTAATTGTTCTGTTTCCCATGCTGCATCTCTTTCTGGGTGTGCTGTCCAATCTGCAAAATAAGGACGGAAACCATTGGGACCGGTATCGGTTGCATTGCCGAACTCGTCTTGAAGTTTGTTGGCAGTAAACCACAATTGGGCAAATTGGTCTTCGTCGGTATCTGGTGTAGATGTAATAATACACTTACCACCTGTCGACAACGTCGGTGACAGTGCAGTCCAGAACTCTTTGGCAATGCCCGGTTCCACGAATGCAAATTCGTCCAAGTAGATAAGTGACAAGGAAAAACCACGGCCTGTATTCGGTGTGGTTGTTTGTGCTAATATACGAGATTCGTTATCAAACACAATAGATTTTTTATTATACGTTTTTACGCCGGCTCGTATATAATCCGGGAGACTCTCGTATGCATAGTGTACCCTGGACATAATATCAAGGGCACCATCATGATTACGTGATGCAATAAGTATATGAGAATCGGGCTTGAACATTGCATACCAAAGAAGATATCCTGCTGCCACAGTCGTCTTTCCCATCTGACGTGACACCATGTTAATAGATTTTCTAAAGCCATGGTATGTTTCTATTAAATCTAACTGAAACGGATACGGTGTAAATTTCTCACGACCCCTGGTGGGATGCTGAATCCACATGAAGTTTTCCATGAAGTATCGCGGACCATCTACAGGGTGCATACATTTCCTAAGTTCCTCGATCTGCTTAGGAGTGTATTTTACTGTAGTGTGAGCCTTCTTAACTACATTAACTGTATCGTTAAACTCAGCCATTGTTACTTAGATATAAAGTCTCTATACTCGTAAACCAATTCTTCGTGAATTTCTTTACTTTCGGTAATCTCATCTTTAAGATTATTTTTATCAGCTTTTTGCAATGGGTTATCGCCTTGCTTACCAGAAGCAGGTCCTGCATAATTCACTACGTTAGAGTCTGCGCCGTTTGGAAAATAATCACTGTGGTTAGTGGTCGTTTTACTTTGACGATCATATCCATTTTGTAAATCACCAACAACATGTTCGGTTAAAGTCTCTGGTTTTCCTTCTATTTTGTCGCCGCCTTCTTCTTCGTCTAGTACAATCTTCATCCAACGATCAAGATCAGTTTGTTCTCTGTGCTGTACTGTAGCTGGTATTGGTGCAAAGCCACCCACCATCCCTTCGTCTAATTTAACCGGCGCCACAATGCCAGCTAACTCTTTTAATTTATCTAAATCATTCATAATAATTCCTATGCCTTATTAATTAATTCTGTTTTTGCCGGTGCTCTTCCGAATATACCAAGTGCAGCATCATCTTTTTGATCATTAAATGTATCATAATCTGCTGCGACTGGATCAGTTGTTTCCAATTGACTCAGTGGTGTCTCTACGATGTCTACAGTCCGTGTATTCCGGACCTCTTCTAACTCTTTAAGGAAAGCTGTATTGTGTCCATCACCGTACAAATTAGCTGCCTGTTCATTAGATAAATCATCCTTGTACACTTCTTCACCCATCACTGGCTCATAGTTTTCCTTATATGCAGGATCATTTACCATTAAGTGGTGCTCGGTTTCATATGCTCTAGGATCATTCTCTGAATATACAACAACCTTTTGCTCGGACACTGCAATAGCTTTAGAAATATAAGTTTCTAAGAAATCACGGCTTGCAGGATATGTTGTTACTATCTCGGATATGAACACCGGCGAAAATTGTACATTGGGAAAATCTAATGGACTTTCCTGAATGGGGGTTTTCTTAAATGCAGTGGCAGTTTTAATGTCGTATCGTCCCAAACATGCTTCTAACATGTCAAGCATACGATCACTAACTTCGTCAATTGCTAATTTAAGAGTAAATTTATATTCCTTTTCTGATGCAGAAAGGTATTCTTTAAAAACTTTGTCAGACATGTCTGTTATACTCCAGTTATTCGTTTCTACTATTTATCAGAGTTTTCTGATTTTTGTGCGTCTACAATGTGTCTCAGCAATTCGTTTCTATCAAACTCATTACCTGTTGCTTCTTGCTCAGTTGGATTATCATCAAGATCGATTTTCATCTTCTTAAGTTGTAAATCTATCATTTTTAATTTTTTTGTAACCTTGGCGTCTTTTGCCTCCATTGCTGTTTTAAGCATCTGGGCAGCCACTTCGTATATTTTACCGGTATGGCTAACAGGTACATTTTCTCCTATTAAACATAAATCCGAATATGAATCTATTGCCTTTTGTGCAATATCATCCATTTCGTTATCGTGTTCTAGTAACCCTGTTACTGTTGTCAGTGCCACATCGATTCTATCGGAGTTCGACAAAGCAACCATTACTTCTTTGGCCTCGGCCATAGCTTCATCTTTGGTTACAGGAAACATCTCTTCTTCTGGTTCGTCGAATGTCTCTTCTGTCATCGGCGGGAGACCGAGAACTTCTTCTAAACGTTTTGTCATATCAATACCTATGTTTATATGTTGCGGAAAATGTCGTTCTCGTTGATAACACGGAAAACTGCGCCGTGCTCCTTTGCCCATTGTTGAGCAGCGGCCCATTTAACTGCGTTCACTGCTAATGCAGCCTTGTCTCTTGGTTGTTTTGCTTCAGAGACGAACGTTTGTTTCCTGGGTTTAATTTCCCACAATTCTAATTTTTGATGTCCTTGTTTATCTTCTAATAAAACTAAGAAATCAGGAACATACACAGTGTATTTACCTGTGAGTGGATTCCGATATGGAATTTTAATGGATTCTGAGCCCCATTGGATGATGTTATCGTGGTTGTCGCACATTCTACAGACGGCCAACTCCCAACTACTACGGTATATTGGCAACGAATCACCTACATATTTGTCCGGATTTTGCACTTTATACGTGCCTTTTAAGAATTTACCCATTATGCCCTTATTGAGCTTGCCTTAATACTTTTTCTATTGTTTATAGTAGAAACACTCTCATGTTGATCCGAGACAGAACGCAATGCATTTAAACTACTGTGGGCCGCTAACTGAACTGAGGTTTGGCCACTTGGTAACAACTCTAATAAGGAAATCGGAGATGCATCTATCATCTCCGCGGTGTCCATTAGTAGTGCTGCCATTGTTTCGGCATTTGATACTGATGCGCCACGACTTTGAAAATATCCCATTACCGCAGTAAACGTATTTTCCGACAAAGAACCCGATGTTAATGATTTATCGTCTAATACTATTGTGTCGGGTGCAGGAAATGCTTCGTTGCCACGAGTATATATGTAATTAGTGGAGTAT